GTTGGCGACCCAAATGGTGTAAAGATCTACCTCTAAACTGTGAAGTAGGATATGGAGAGAGTTATGGTGAAACTTGATTACGCTTGTCACGAACTTGAGGCAAAGAAACATCTTAAGGAAATCGTTGAATTGCTTAATAAAAATAAGTTTGGAGAAGCGGCAGGTAAGATAGAATTTGTTATAGTCGAACTTCGGATGATGAAGGCGGCTATAAACAGCCATATTGGATAATGAAACCATACACTTGGTCGTACTCCTCCCTCTCTTTATTCCAACAGTGCCCTAAAAAGTACTATCACCTGCGGGTGGCAAAGGATCACAAAGAGCCTGAAACCGATGCCCTGATGTATGGCAAGCAGTTGCATGAAGCGGCTGAGTTTTATATTGGGAAGGATACGCCCCTGCCGCCTCAATTTGCGTTCATAAAAGGCTCCCTTGATCTACTAAAGACATTAGGTGAGGGTGGGGAATTCTTATGTGAATATAGGATGGGGTTAACCCGAAATCTGAAACCCTGCGACTTTTTTGACAAGGATGTGTGGTGGAGGGGGGTGGCTGACCTAGTGATTATTAAGGGCGACAAAGCCTATATGGTGGACTACAAAACGGGTAAATCCTCCCGGTATGCGGACACCAAGCAGTTAGAGATACTGTCTTTGGCGCTATTCAAACATAAACCTAACATTAAACTTGTTAAGGGTGGGCTGCTGTTTTTGGTGGCTAGTGACTTTGTAAAGGTGGATTACGAGGGTAGCCAACAGGCCGAACCGTGGGTAAAATGGCTGAACGAAACCAAGCAGTTGGAAGCCGCCTACGAGAACGAGGTTTGGAATCCCAAGCCTAACTTCTCTTGCAGACAGTATTGTGCGGTGGTGAACTGCATACACAATGGGAAGAATCACTGATGCCGTACACAAAATCCCCCCGTCCATATAAGCATGAGTATGCCATGCAAAAATCTCGGGGTGAGCACGAAGATCGCATGGAGCGGCAACGTGCTAGACGTAAGTTGGACCAGAAGGGTGTAAACCGCACTGGTAAAGATGTTAGCCATAAGGTTGCTTTGAGTAAGGGTGGTACAAACAAAGATGGTTACGTACTGGAATCCCCTAGTAAAAATCGTGCACGTAATTACAAGAAAAAGAAGTAGAATTAGGTAGTAGTTTTACAGTAGTCGTAGTTTTTCGGGCTGAAAGTGAAAACATCACTTTCGGCCTACCGGCGTCTTGGTGGAGAGTGAATTGCAAATATTAGAAAATAAAGCATTGTTGTTAAAAGTAAAGGAACCCAACCGTATTACCACGGTTATTCCTCGCAGCAAAGTGTTGGACACAGGCGAAGTGTTAGTGAAGTGGGGGCTTGAAGAAGCGCAGGTATTAAAGAACTTGCGTATTCGGAACGTGCCCTCACCCATCATTGCGCATTATGACTGGCCCGGTTTATATAAACCATTTGATCATCAAAAAACTACTTCAGAGTTTCTGACGTTGCATCGCCGTGCGTTCTGTTTTAACGAGCAGGGTACAGGCAAGACAGGTAGCGTGATATGGGCGGCTGACTACCTGATGAAGTTAGGGATGATAAAACGTGTGTTAGTGCTATGCCCGTTGTCAATCATGGAATCTGCGTGGGTCAATGACTTATTTAGGTTTGCTATGCACCGCACGGTTCAAGTCGCACACAGTTACTCGCGAGACAAACGAATCAAAGCGGTTAAGTCTAATGCTGAGTTTGTGATATGTAACTTTGATGGTCTTGAGATTGTTAAGGATGCGGTCAACGAAAGTGATTTTGATTTGATCGTAGTCGATGAAGCCAATGCATATAAAACGGTATCAACTAAGCGTTGGAAAACACTAAACTCAATCATCAAACCTAACACGTGGGTATGGATGCTAACGGGAACCCCTGCGGCGCAGGCACCTACCGATGCGTATGGGCTTGCAAAGATAGTCAACCCGTCAGGCGTGCCTCGATTCTTTGGTTCGTTTAAAGATCAGGTGATGCAAAAGATAACGCAATTTAAGTGGGTTCCCCGTCCCCGCGCAGAAGACATCATCCATCAAGTTTTACAACCCGCAATTAGGTTTACGAAGGAGGAATGCCTTGATCTACCGGACATGACCTACGTAACTCGCAAAGTACCCCTTACCGCACAGCAAGAGAAATACTACGAAACCATCCGTAAACATATGGTGGCAACTGCGGCAGGCGAGGAAATTACTACGGTAAATGCAGCAGCAAACCTTAACAAATTACTACAACTTTCAGGAGGCGCGGTCTACTCGGATAGTGGAGAAGTCATAGCCTTTGATGCATCCAACCGACTAGCCGCCCTAAAAGAAGTTATAGATGAAGCATCACACAAGGTAATTGTATTCGTGCCGTACCGCCATGCTATTCAGATCGTCCACGAAGAACTTATCAGAGACGGGTACACCTCAGAGATTATCAACGGTGCTGTATCAGTCAACAGACGCACGGAAATCTTTAATAAATTCCAAACAGAACCCAACCCCAAAGTGCTTGTAATTCAACCACAGGCGGCATCTCATGGAGTTACTTTGCACGCCGCAAACGTGGTGGTGTATTGGTCGCCCGTCATGTCTGTAGAAACTTATTTACAGGCGAACGCACGTGTCCACCGCGCTGGTCAGCGTAATCCTTGCACCGTAGTACATCTTCAGGGATCTCACGTTGAGAAAAGAATGTATGCAATGCTCGAAGCAAAAGTCGATATTCATACTAGAGTGGTAGACCTTTATAAAAATATTTTGGAAGAGGCTTGACAGAGTAAAAGATTGTGATTAGTATTATCAAACATAACTATATGGAGAGTGAAAATGGACAATGTGTCTGCCGATAAGTTAGTCAAGGCGTACATCAAGATCCGCGACAGGCGTAAGCAACTCACGGATGAGTACGAAGCGCAAGATAAAGAGTTAGAAGAATCGCAAGATATGATTAGCGAAAAACTTCTCGACGTTTGCAAAACAATGGGTGCTGATGGGTTCAAGACTGAGTTTGGCACGGTGAGTCGCCGCGTTTCAAAAAGGTTTTGGACAAACGATTGGCATTCGTTTCACAAATTTCTATTGGAACACCAAATGCCGGAGTTACTGGAAAAACGCATTGCGCAAACCAATATGGCTACGTTCCTTGAAGAAAACCCCGATTTGCTTCCACCGGGGCTAAATGTGGATAGCAAATACACAATCTCTATTAGGAGAAAAACATGAGTGACTTAGCATTATTGAATCAAAACCTACCTGCGCACCTGCGCGAAGTCGAGATAGATGAGACGACCAAAGCCCTTATGGGTGGCGGAGGTGGTGCCAAGCGTATTTCCATCGAGGGTGGTGTATGGCGCATGATGGTTAACGGTAAAGAGATTGCACGCAACGAAGAGCGTGTGATGAATGTTGTTATCGTTGCCGCCGCACCAAAGGTATCTCGTACATTCTATGCAGGTGTATACAAGAAGGGTGTAGCCTCTGCGCCTGATTGTTGGTCTGCCGATGGCGAAGTGCCCGATGCAAAAGCAAAAGCACCGCAGGCTAAAACCTGTAAAGACTGCCCACAGAACATCAAAGGTTCCGGGCAGGGAGATAGCCGTGCGTGTCGTTTCTCTCAGCGTTTAGCAGTTGTTTTGGAGAACGACATTAATGGGGATGTCTACCAACTTACCCTACCAAGCCAGTCAATCTTTGGCGAAGGTGAGCCGGGCAAGTGGCCTTTACAGATGTATGCCAAGATGATTGGAAGTAAAGGCGTACCCATCACGTCAGTTGTAACCGAGATGCGCTTTGACACTAATAGTGCTACTCCGAAATTGACTTTCAAACCAGTACGGTTTTTGGAGACTAATGAATTCAATACCGCTTTGGGTAAGGGTAAAACCGGAGATGCAATTAAGGCGATTACCATGACGGTTGCTCAGGTTGATGGTGTAGACTCAGAAGTTCCCGTTCAGGAAATATCGAAGGTCGAGGCCCCCCGAGAAGAGCCAAAAGTTCCCGTTCAGGAAATATCGAAGGTCGAGTCTGTTGAAGAACCTATCAAGCGTGCAACTAAG